GCGTTGACATGCCCGAAGCCGGAACCGCGCACGGCTTACATCGCTCCGCTCCTGAAGCAGTCGAAGGACGTGGCATGGTCCTACCTCAAGCGCTTCTCGCTCGTCATTCCGGGAGCCGATGCCAATGAAAGCGAGCTGCGAGTCGATCTTCCCAACGGTGGCAGAGTGCGCCTCTACGGGGCAGACAATCCCGACGGTATGCGCGGAATCTACCTGGATGATTGCGTCCTCGACGAGTTCGCTGATATGCGGCCCAGCGTTCTGCCGGAGATCATTCGCCCGGCGCTTTCGGATCGCCGTGGAGCGCTCACTGCTATCGGGACACCCAAGGGCCACAACGACTTCTACAAGCTCTGGAGACTAGCCCAGGACGACCCGGATTGGTTCGCGCTGATGCTCAAGGCCAGCCAGACCGGCTTGGTTGCCAGCGAGGAACTGGACTCAGCCCGCAAGCTGATGAGCCCGGAGCAGTACGAGCAGGAGTACGAGTGCAGCTTCGAGGCAGCCATCCTCGGCGCCTACTGGGGCAAGGAGATGGCCCAAGCCGAGAACGACGGGCGCATTGGCTCCGTGCCTGTCGATATGGACCGACCCGTTCATGTGGCATGGGACTTGGGCGTGCGCGATGCCACGGCGCTTTGGTTCTTCCAAATCCTGTCCGGTGGCCTGCATGTCGTGGACTTCTACGAGGCGACCGGCGCCGGCCTCGACCATTATGCCAAGATCATCCGGGGCAAGGGCTACATTCAGGGCGTCGATTACGTCCCGCATGACGCCAAGGTCAAGGAATGGGGATCTGGCCGCACGCGCATAGAGCAGATGGAAGCGCTCGGCCTCAATCCGCAGATCGTCCCGCAGCATGGGCTCATGGACGGCATTGGCGCGGCCCGCGAGACGTTGGCGCGTTGCCGGTTCGATCGCTCGCGATGCGCTGACGGCATCGAGGCGCTGAAGCAGTACCGCGCGGACTACGATGAGACGCTGAAGGTGCTCAAGCCTGTCCCGCGTCACGATTGGGCGAGCCACGCGGCCGACGCCTTCCGATACCTCGCAATGGGCTGGCAGGAGACGACGCAGAAGAAGCCGCTGGTGCTCCCGTCCGCCGGCTCGTGGATGGCAGCATGACCTACATCGCCGCCCTTTTGGTGTGTGTCGCGTTCTCAGGTATCGCCCTGACAGCGGTTATAGGGCTGATGTGGGCCTGCGATTGGTGGAAACATGGCTGAACGCAAGAAGCCTTCCAAGGCCGACCTCGAGGAGGTCCACAAGCGCGCCATCCAGCGGGCCGATGATACCTACCAGTTCGAGCGGGAGAACATCACCAAGGGCCGCGAGTGCCAGCGGTTTTATATCGGCGGCTCCCGCCAGTGGGATGACGCAGCCATCAAGGCGCGTGGCACCACGAGACCGATGCTGACGGTCAATCGCATGCCGGCGTTCGTGAAGCAGCTCACGGGTGAGATCAGGCGCGAGACGCCCGCCATCAAGGTGCTTCCTGCCAAGGGCAAGGCCGACAAGATCGTGGCCGAGGTGTTCACGGGCCTGATCCGTAACATCGAGGCGCAGTCAGACGCCGACGCGTGCTACTGCTACGCGGCGGAGAACGCCGCCGTTGCCAACCAGGGCGCATTCCGCATCGTCACCGAATACTCGAGCGACGACAGTTTCGATCAAGACATCCGCATCCGGCCCATTCGCGACCCGTTCGGCTTCATGATCGACCCGCTCGCGGACCTGCCAGACAAGTCTGACATGAAGTTCGCTTGGGTATTCGAGCGCATCAGCAAGGAAACCTTCAAGGCAAGGTATCCCAAGGCCAAAGCGGACGACATCCCGCTTAACGACGCTACGGGTGCGGAAAATGGCTTTACGTGGCGAGTTGGCGACAGCATCCGCATCGCCGAATACTGGGAGCGCAAGACCGAAGCGGCCACGATCTACCTGCTGGAGAACGGCCGTATCGTTGATGTGGCGCCGCCTGATGTCGCGGTCAAATCCACCCGCGAAGTGGAGCGGCCCTACGTCTGCTCATACATGATGAGCGGGTCGGAAATCCTCAGCGGCCCGCACGAGTGGCCGGGCAAGTACATCCCGATCTGCGTGGTCCCCGGCGAGGAGATCACGGTAGACGGCGCCACGACGCGCAAGAGCATGATCGATGATGCGATGGACCCGCAGCGCATCCTCAACTACGCGCGCTCGACCGAGGCGGAAAGCATCGCCCTCCAACCCAAGGCGCCGCACGTCGCGACCGTGAAGCAGATCGCCGGCTATGAGCAGATGTGGAGCACGGCGGGCACCGCCAACCCGGCCGTCCTGATCTACAATCCAGATCCACAGGCGCCCGGCCCGCCGCAGCGTTCACAGCCGCCCGTCATGTCTCAGGGCCTCGCCAATCTCAGCATGACGGCGTCACAGGACCTCAAGGACGTTACCAACATCCATGAGGCCAGCCTTGGCGCGAAGAGCAACGAGACATCCGGCGTGGCGATCCGAGCCCGGCAACAGGAAGGCTCGACGGGCACGTTCCTGTACATCGACAACCTTCGCCGCGCCATCGGTTACGCCGGCCGCGTGCTGGTTGACCTGATCCCCAAGGTCTACGACGCCCCACGCATCGTCCGCGTTCTGAAGGAGGACGGCGGCGCGGATATGAAGATGGTCAACGGGCCGGACCCGGAAGACCCGATGGCGCCGCTCCTCGACCTCAGCCTGGGCGAGTACGACGTGATGGTGTCCACCGGGCAGGGCTACTTGACTCGCCGCGAGGAGCGCCGTGAGGCCCTGATTGCGCTGACACAGAGTGTTCCGGCGATTGGCGAAGTCGCAGCCGACCTGTTGGTTGACGCCCTCGACTTCCCCGGAGGCGACGAGATCAGCAAGCGCATCAAGACCAAGATGGGCATTGGCGAGGATGGCGAGCCGCTTCCGCAGCAGGAGCCGCCGAAGGACCCCAAGATGGTCGCCGATGCGCTGGCGAGCGCTGCGAAGGCCGACCTGACCAAGGCGCAGGCCGAAGGGCAGGAGCTGGAGAACGTCGCCACGCTGGCCCAGTTGCAGGCGATTATGGCGGGCGTCCCGCAGGCCATGGCCGGCATGCAGCAGATGCTGCAACAGATTCTGGCGCTCAACGACCAGACAGGCGGGCAGGGGCAGGCCGCTGGACCGCAGCCGAACATGGAAGGCATGGGAAGCGCCCTGCCCGGCGCCGCGCCCCCAGCAGGCCCCGGAGGCCCGGAAATCGCTATCCCGCCCGAGGCCATGATGGGCGGCGACGACGGCACGTTGGTTGATATGCCGGAAGGAGCCCCTGTTTGAGCGATATTTCCAATGTTGACAACGCTACAAATCCTGTAGCACCATCAACGCCAGTCGCCCCGCCGCCCGGCGGGGAAGCGCCTGCAGCGACACAGGCAACAACTACCCCGGTGGACACCACCGTTCCCGGCGATACGCAGGAGGCTCCCGAGCCGAAGCGTGATCGCAAGGTCGAGAAACGGATCAGCAGGCTAACGCAGCAGAGAGAGGCTGCGATACGCGAGGCCGGATACTGGCGCGGCGTAGCGGAGGCCAAGGCTTCCGGCACCGAGCCACCAACGGCAGACGGATCGCCGCCACAGCAGCAGACGAGGCAGGCGCCCGCCTTCGACCCCGGTGAGGTAGAGCACAGCAAGACCGTGCTCGAGCGCATCCGAGAGGCTGGAGAGGACCACGAAGATTTCGATGACGTGATGGAAACCCTCACGTCTGACGATTTCAAGGTGTCGCGGACGATGCGTGACTTCATCGGCGAGTCTGACAAGCCCTACGATTTAGCGAAGTGGCTGACGGACAACCCGAAAGAAGCAGCTCGAATTGCAAGGCTTGATCCTGCGGTGGCCGTCCGAGCCCTGGAGAAGGCCGAAGCGCGCCTCGCGCCGAAGCCGGCTCCTCGCACCACGAACACACCACCGCCGCCTCCAACGGTGAACGGCCGAGGAACGCCGCAGTTCAACCCCCAGACGGCTTCGATGGAAGACTACGCGAAGCACTGGGCCGAAAGGCGAGCCGCACGGTCGCGCTGATGAGGGCGACGATCCCGAGATAGGACCCGCCAAATGGCAACCAATACGCTGCTAACGAACGATGTCATCCTCAAGGATGCAATGATGTGGCTGGACAACGAATGCGTGGTGACGAAGCTCGTCAACCGCGACTTCGAGGCCAATTTCGGACAGGAAACCAAGGTCGGTGAGACGATCCGCCTTGCCCGGCCGATCAGGGGGCAGGTCCGTACCGGCGCCACGATGACTCCGCAGGACATCACTGAGGGCCGCGAGACCCTGGCGATCACCGCGCAGATCGGCGCCGATCTGGAGTTCACCTCGCGCGACCTGACGCTTTCGGTGGACCAGTTTTCCGAGCGCATCCTGAAGCCGCAGATGTCCGCGCTCGCGAACTATCTCGACATCCAGGTGATGACCGAGCTGGTGAACAAAACCCCGAACTGGGTGGGCACACCGGGGCAGGTCATCAACTCCTACGCCGACTTCGCGCTGGCGCCGGAACGCCTGTCCGAAATGTCGGTTCCGAACGATGGCCGCGTTGCCATCCTCTCGCCGCATGACCACTGGTCGCTGCTCCCGACCATCGCCGGCCTCTACACGTCGGACATCGCGAAGACCGCGCTGACCCGCGCCAAGCTGCCCATGGTCGGCAACGTCGAGATGTACGAATCGCAGAACGCGATCACGCACACGAATGGAACGTGGTCGGGTGGAACGCCCATCGCGGAAATCGACAACGGCACCCTGTCCACGACCTACGCTTCGGCGAAGGACACCTGGACGATGACGATCCACATCGACGGACTGACGGCGAACACCGGCACCTGTCTCGTGGGCGACGTGTTCACGATCGAGAACGTCTATGCGGTCAACCCGGTGACGGGCGAGGCGCTGGACTTCCTGCGCGAGTTCACGGTGCGCACCTCGGTAACGGCTGACGGAACCGGCGACGCCGATCTGGTGATCAGCCCGCCGATCATCACGTCTGGCCCCTACAAGACCTGCAGCGCCGCTGCGGTCGATGGCGCCAACATCACCCTCAAGGGCTCGGTGAATACCGCGTACCGGCAGAACATCGTGTTCCACCCGGACGCCTGCACCCTCGCCATCCCGAAGATGATCAAGCCGGCCGGCGCGGCGTGGTGCGAAAACCGCAGCTACAACGGTCTCAACCTGCGACTGACGCAGGGCTACGACATGGTGAACGACGTTCCCCAGTGGCGCTTCGACATGCTGTACGCCGTCAAGGCGCACCAGCCCTGGCTCGCCACTCGCGTCAGCGGCACGTCCTGATCCTGACGGGGCGGCTTCGGTCGCCCCGTTCTTCCCCTTTCCTCTTCAGGAGTTCAGTCAATGGCTGCAAAGGTTATCAACAACGGAGCGTCCGAGGGCGCAAACTTCGGCGGTTCGACTACCGACAAGATCGGCTTCTATGGTCTCGCCACGCCCATCGTGCAGCGTTCCGGCGCGGCGCAGGCAACGTCCGTGTTCGGCACGGCGTCCAGCACGGCGCTCGACACCAACACCAAGGCGGCACTGATCGAAGTCATGAACACTCTGACGGCTCTCGGCCTCTGGAAGGGCTCGGCCTGACCATGAAGGTCGTAATCGCCACACCGACGCTCTCTCAGCCGTATCCGGCGTATGTGGATGCGCTGAAGTCGTCGGTGGCGGCGATGGAGGCGGCCGGCATAGAGCATCAAACTGTGTTCGAGGTCGGCTGTCCCTACATATCGCACGCCCGCGCGACGATGCTGCGCAAGGCGCTCGACGCCAAGGCCGATGCAGTGGTGTTTATCGATCACGACCTGTCTTGGCGGGCGCATAATCTGGTGCGCCTGATCACGACGGACGGCGACGTTGTGGCCGGGACCTATCGGTTCAAGAAGGACACAGAAGAATATATGTCCT